TGGTGTTCGGTAGGCTACCTACTCACACACAAAGTGATTACTGACGATTCAGGGGTGAAATAACGATCACTGGCGATTTATGCACAGTCAATAGTGAGCAACGCTTGTATTGCTTCTGAGTCGAGTTTGTCGGGTTCGAATTTCCAGTTCTCCTTTTTGTTAACTGGTATTCCCTTGTCCATAACAACCCACTCCTTGATGTAGTTTGTTATGCTTCCGCAGACCCGTTTGAAGTCGTTAACTATCGCGTCATGGGACACGTTGTAACGACGTTCACACCAGGAGTTCAACAACACTGATGGTATGGGTTCGACGGCGACGTCTCGATACATTTGTTCACTATCATCCCATCGCTTACGATTTTCCTTGTCATCGTAATAGGGATTCTTGCTGATGTTGACAGCTGTTTCCAGCATCAAATCGCGTATTTCTGGTAAGTACCTGCATTCAAACGCAGCTGAGTTTAATTTCCCAGCCATGTAGTCGGCATCGTTCACCTGAGCATTCTGATTTGCTCTGATGGGTAGTTTGGCGAGTACTCTGCCTAATTGTGGGACCGGACGACACGTGGTTCCTGTGTCCACGTAGTACTTTCTATAGAATGTCGCTGTTTCGCGACACGCAGGTTCACCAAGCTTGGATATCATTCCAATCTCGGTACTTGCCTCTATAATGTTTGCTCCAAAGGCGCTTGCCTTGTCCTCTGGTACAAATCCTAAGTAGTCGTCCCCCCCGTGTATGTTCGTAGAGCGTGTAATCCCACTCTTCTTCAGTGCTCGAAGTTTATCGCACATCCCGACGTATGTGTTTCCAGTCGTGGTGGTCACTTCTCCTGACCACCTTTGACCTTCAACGGTCGCGGCTATACCAAACCGCGTCCACATCTCGATATGCGTTGTTCTCGCGAACTCTTGCACGAACCACACGGGAGCTCCCAGCTTCCTGTAGAACATAGCTTCATGTTTGCGCCATGCTCCACTTTGCGTGGCATCATTACTACTTGCGTCCGCCTCAATTGCTTTGCCGGGCGTCTCAGCGATTAAGTCGCCAATCTGCTCGCCGGTCATCCCGCACGCGAAAATCATAACATTTCCGGTGTTTAAGGGATTCTCGCGAGAGAATGCTTTCTTCATTCGCCGCGCCAATTCAAACACAA